CAGGCGGAACAGACTCACGCCGTAAACACCTAAAGCGACCGCCTTTATGCGCCGACCTCGCCGACGCATACGCCGAATCGATTGCCAGCGGCAGCGCCGTTGCCAATTTGCGCATCGTCGATTCGTGTAAGCGCTATCTCGCCGAGCGCCGAGCGCCGGCGGCGCACGATGTGTGGTGGGACGAGCCACGGGCCGAGGAAGCACGGGCGTTTGCCCGCAAGTGTGGTCAGGGCGTGGAGGAAGGCGCCGGTACTCCGCTGGAGTGGATGCCGTGGCAGTGCCTGGTAGCAATGATCCTCCTCGCCAGGCGGCGAGTAATTGCCAAGGTCAAGACCGACACGCCGGCCACCAAGTCGCTGCTGCTGGTGGTGGCCCGTGGCAATGGCAAAACCGAGTTCGCGGCATCGATGATTATGGCGGCAATGCGGAACGGATCGCAAGCGCTGGAGTTCTCGTCAGTCGCGCCCGATGGCCGGCTTGCACAGAAGACCTTTGAGCGTATGGCCACGATGTGCCGCACGCTGGCGCTTGATGACAGCGACAAAGACGAGCAGGGATGGCGATCTTCGGGCGGATCGACGCCCGCGCACCCTGGCAAAGTGGTGCATGGTGGCAACCGTTACATCTCGCTGCCATGCACAGATCGCGCCCTCGACGGTTTGACGAGTCGGCTCACCATTGCGGACGAATGCTCGCGCATGGATAAGGCGTTCGGGCGCTTGCTCACCGGCTTGGCCAAGTTCGCCACGTCGCAACTGCTGGCGATCACCACGCCCGATCCGGAGCAGAAGACGCGCCCAATTTGGGGCTACTGGCAAGCGTGCGAGGCTGCAATTGCTGACGGAACGCCCTATCCAGCAGGGTGGTGGCCCATGATTTACGGCTTAGATACCGAGGATTCGGCCTCAGATCCTGCTGTTTGGGCGAAGGCGCACCCTGGTTTGGGCACGATTGTCGACCCGACGCAACTGCAATTAGCCGCGCAAACGATGTTGAACACGGGCGATCCGGTGCAGATTGCGGAGTTCGAAACCCAGTTGGCGTGCAGATATCACACGATTGCCACCTCCGATGTCGATACGGCGATCCTTGAGCGGCAGTTTGAGGAGGTTGATTGGTCGCGCCTGCGCGGACAGCCGGCGGTGATCGCTATCGACCTGAGTCGCGGTGGTTACGGCCCGCAGCTTGACTTGACTGCGGCCACGCTGATGGTGGTTGATGGCAAGATGATCCGCGCTCGCAACGTGTGCTGGTGGGCGGGCGTGGACATTGCGCTTGACGAGAAGAAGTGCAAGAACCCGTTGCAGCAGTGGATCCAAGCAGGGCACTTGCGGCGTATGCCTGGTGAATGGCAAGACATGAGCGTGGTGGAAGCGGAGTTAGAGAACATGATTGCCACGTACGACGTCCGCAAGATCGGAGTCGACCCGCATCCGGCGCAAGCGCGTGACATTAAGCGATGGATTGACCGCGGATGGCCCATCGTTACAGTCGATCAGTCGATTCGCACGATGGCACCAGCGTGGAAATGCTGGGCAGATCTCCTCAAAAGTAGGCAGTTGACCTACGACAACGACCCAGTTTTGGTGTCCGGACTCGGTCAAATCACCTTGATTTCAGACAATGTTGGCAACATCCGGCCGGTAAAGGGACGCGGCGGCAAGGGCAACATGGATGTCATCGTGTCCGGCAACATGGCAGCGCTGCTGATGGAGCATCACCAGGTGCGCGAGGCGACCGGACTGAGTAATAGCAGTTGTCCAATCGGTTAAGAGTGCAAGTCTGAAATAATCGCTTGACAACGCGGGGCACATTTGTTCCATGCGTTTCAGTGAGCATCTTCGCACGGTTCATGGGATTCAGAAGCGCCACGGTCGTCTACGCACGCCCGGAGCCGCTAGCCGCACCGGCTATATCGTCCCTCCCTGCGGTCGTTCGAGCGACTCAACTGATATCGGCAGACCTTGCACGGCTACCGTTCCACGTCGTTGATAGCGATGGTCAGTTGGTCGACTCGCCGATTACACAACTGATGACACGCGACGCGTCGCGCTGGCAGTCAGGGTACGAGTTCCGACGCTATATCACCGCGTGTGCCCTTGAATCGGGCAACGGTGTCGCGCTGATTCGGCGCGATAGTTCGGGCGCTGTTGCGGAACTGCAACCGATGCCGACGAACGCGATCAGTTCGGAAATGACCGAAGACGGCGTGGTCTACAAGCTTGCCGGGACTACGTTGTCCTCAGATCAAGTGCTGCACCTTGGTTGCTACCCGGATCCGCTGCGCCCGGATTGGTTCATCGGGCCACTGGACGCCGCCCGGGCAGCGTTCAATCTTGCCGCAGACCAAGACGCGGCGCACTCGGCGCTCATCAAAAGCGGCGGAAAAATCAGCATTAGCCACCCGGGCGCGATGTCCGACCAGACGGTACAAGCCATCCGCGACGCCTGGCAGACCATGCACTCAACGCCCGAAGGTGCGTCGCGCCCGTTGATCTTGCGCGAAGGCATGAAGGCTGAGAAGATCAGCGAGAGCACAAGCAACGTGCTCGAATCGCGCCGGTTCTCCATTCAGGAAGTGGCACGCGCCTTTGGCATCCCTCCGGAAATGCTTTACCAGCAGGGCGGCGGGGCGCTCTCCTCACAATCCGAAACAGCTCGCGCCTACGTCGATGGCGCATTAGCCCAATGGGTGACAGCGTGGGAGTCGGAGATCACGCGAAAACTCTGCGGGCCCGGCGAACACGCAAGACTCGATACCGACGTCCTACTTCGCGGCAATATGCGCGACGCTGGCATGGCGCTATCGAAACTTGTCCTCGCCGGGATCCTTAGCCCGAACGACGGTCGCAAGCGAATGGGGCTTCCCCCTTTGGAGGGCGATCAGTTCGAAATTCCAAGTGTTTCCATGCCAGGCGGCATGAGCGCCACGCAAGGCGACAACGCGGCCGGCAACATGGACGCAGGAGAAGACAATGCTTGAGATTCGCACAGCCAAACTAGCCATGACGGGCGACAAGATCGGCGGCTATGCCTCGGTTTATGACGCTCCAAGCCACCCGCTGACCATCCGCGGCATCAATGGCGGCAAGCCATTCACCGAACGTGTGGCACGCGGCGCGTTTGATTCGTCACTCGGTAGCAACATTTCGCTACTCGTTGGTCACGATTCGCGCGACCTACTCGCAAACACCAAGAGCGGATTGCTGCAACTGCGCAGCGATCAGCACGGCCTGGCGTTTGAAGTAACGCTGCCCGACACCCAACGCGCAAAGGACGTTCGCCAGTTGGTGGACGCTGGCGTGTTGTCTGAGATGTCGTTCGGTTTCCAAGTCATCGCCGACTCCTGGAGCGGCAACACTCGCACACTTTCGCAGGTTGCGCTGCGTGAAGTTTCCATCGTTGAAAACGGCGCTTATCCGCAGACAAGTGCCGAAGCAAGAACCCTCCAATCGGGCATTGCCCGTCTTCGTCTGCGTCTAAGGATGCCATCATGAAACTGTCCGAAATGTTTGAGACCCGTAAGGCGCTCGTTACTGAGCGCGATTCCATTCTCGCCCAGGACTCCATGTCCGTTGAAGTCGAGGCCCGCGGCCACGAAGTTGCCAACGAACTCGGCAAGCTCGATGCAGAGATCCGCGCAGCGCAAGTGCGCGAGCGTTTCGCTTCATCGTCTGCTATTGAGAACCTCGGCAAGAAGACCGAAGAGCGCTCAATGGACATTCGCGCTTCCAAAAAATACGAAGAGCAGTTTGTCAACTACCTCCGCACCGGCCAAATGCCCGAGCAGCGTGAACTGATTACCTCCGCGTCAAGTTCGATCTTGATCCCAAAGGTGTATCAGGATGCGGTTCTCAAGTACCTCGATGCAAACAGCATCATGCGTAACATTGCTGATCTTCGCACTGGCGTTCAGGGTTACCAAACCCTGCGCTTCAGCACTTTGAAGACTGCTGATTACACCAGCGCTTGGACTCAACCCGATACGGCAACTACCGCAGCAACGAACGCTGATCCGTTGTTCAAGGAAGTCCCCCTGGCACCGGTTCCATGTTTGCCAAAGACCGAAGTTAGTCAGCAACTGATTCTCCAGTCGGACGCCGGATTTAACGTGGAAATGGAAGTCATCGACCATTTGAAGCGGCAGTTGCTTAAGAATTTGGAGTGGGGCTACATCGGCGGCAGCGGAACGAATGCACCGACGGGCATCTTTACCGTCAAGGCATCGACCGGAGTCACCACCGATATCAACATCACCACTGCAACGAGCTCTGGTACTACCCGCGCCCTGGCAATCACTGCCGGTGCAACGGTGGCCAAGTTGTCCGAAATGCGCTACACGAAGTTGCCTGCGGCTTATTGGGGATCTGCTTCGTGGATCTTGCCGCAGGACACTTACGCAGCAATCGCCGGTCTCCTAGTAAACGGTGTTCCGATCTTTGTGCCAAGCGCAGACGCCGCGCTCGTTGGTGCTGCTCCGTTCACGCTGATGGGTCTCCCGGTGTACATCACCGAGTACCTCCCCGCGCACGTTGCAACCGCTTCGACTGGCAAGAACTGCATTGCAGTGTTGGGCAACATCTCCGAGTCCTTCGCAATCCGCGAATGGGGCCCGGGAATGTCCATCACCCGCGACGAGTTCTCGTTGTCCGGTACTGCGCGAATTCGTTACCAGGGAATGCAGTTCGCCAATTCCGATTTCACCCGCGTCAATGCGCTGGTGCAGTTGCAAGTTACGAACGCCTGATTCTGATCCTCTCATCCTTCGGGTGGGTGGGGCTTCGGCTCCACCCCCCCGTTGCGAGGAACTATGGCCCTAGATATCGCAAAGTTCCGCAGTTGGGCTCGCATTCCTCACACCGAGGATGACCCGGCTATTGGCATTGCATGGGCAGCGGCAGTGCGGGAACTAGAGGAGCGCACCGGGTGGTGCGTGGAGAGTGTCACCAGGACGCAGTGGGTGCCCTCAGCGCCCTTGACGATCTACGGCGGTCTGTACCTCCGTTTGGAGCGCCAAGGCGACCTAGCGGGCACTACGGCCACTTACAGCGATAGCACGACGGTACCGCTTACCGGCACGTGCGCGAAGATCCAAATCAATGGCTTGGTCTACGTCGATATGGAAATCGATGCTTTGACCTACCCGGTCACGCTCACCGTGACGGCCAGCAACGCAGCGCTTAACCCGTTGCTAGAGATGGCGCTTCTCCAGCGCGTGGCGCACCATGTGGCAAGCCGCGGCGACGATACGGTCGCCCTGGACTCGACCTACTGGGATCGGATCACCGGCATGATGGGTAAGGGGATTGGGTAATGGCCGGGCACGTTCCATCCGGCATGATGCGCCTCGTCATGACGGCGCAGAATCCGGTAGCCACGCTCGACGCGTTTGGCCAGGCTTCAGAGTCTTGGCTTTCGTTTGCGACCATCCCGGTTCACATTGAGAACGCGAACACCGAAGAGACAATGGATGACGGCGGCTCGAGCGTGCGCACTGACTGGCGCATCCTGGCTGCTTTCCATCCGTCCGTAACCACGCGCTCCCGTTTGCTCCTAAATGACAATGGCACTACGCGCACGTTCTTCATCAAGGGCTGCTGGGATCGGGATCAGAAGCGCCGGCGCTTAGAGATCAATGCGGTGGAGGTGACGGAATGAACCCCGTGAAGATCACCATTGACACCAAGGAAGTCACGGCCACACTGGCGCGGCTTTCGCCGGCGCTCAACGAAGCAGTTCGCAAAAAGGCAATTCGCAAAGGCTTCAAGCCGTTCGTTGCCAATTTAAAGGCCACATTGCTAAATGCGCCTTACATCCGCGGCGGCAAAAAAATCCACCGTAAGGGCATTGCATCTGCTACAAAAGTCAATTCGCCCAAACGAATGGGCGGCCCAGGTGCACCGATCCGCGCTGAGCTTGGCGTGCAACTTGGCAAAAAGGGCGGAGCACGCGCTAGGAACAAGCAATTCGTGTACCCGTGGAAAGAAAACGGATTCATGCACAAGAACTCTGGCCGCATGATCCCTGGCAACCACTACGGCGAAATGTGGGGTAAAGCGAACGTGGCCAAGATCATGCAAGCGATCAGTTCCGAAATTCTTATTGAGGCGCGGAAGATCCTCGGAATGGGGAATACCAGTGTCCCTAAGTAATATTCAACGCGCTGTGCAGGATGCGCTCACACCGAATGCAGACACCTATTGCGGTGTTCGCCAGGCGGGCATTGCAACACCATGTTACGTCTACGAGATCACTAGCGCGGCCGTTGATCTGGCTACCTCGGGCATCCCTACTTTGTGCCATTGGACAATCACGGTACAGGTTCAGGTAATCGCAGACGAGGTTAGCACTTGCCTCTCACTTGTTGACGATCTGCGGAATACGTTTGCATCACCAATTACAAACGCTACGTACGACTGCGTCATGGTGCTGTCGGCGTTTAGCGTAACCATGAGCACGGAATCAATAGATGACGGCAAGACCGATGCGGAGCGCATCGGGACCGTCCAACTTGAACTACTAGTACAGGAGACAACCTAATGGCAATTACACCAGGATACGGCGGAGCGCTTACGCTCAACTTTCAGACTGCTGGCGCTGCCACATACTTTGCAAAGAATGTGACCTTTAGCCATTCGCGCACATCGCTTGACTCCACAAGCCTTGCCGACTTTGCCGAGAAGCGAATGCCTGGCCGCATCCAGCGCAGCGCTACCTTCGATTGCATGGCAGACAGCGCTCTCGACGTAGCGATCCGAACGCACATGAACCCGACCACCATTGCACTGGCGCAAGGTGTGACGGTGGCATTTAGTTACACCGACAAGGGTGGACTGGCTTACACAATCACCGGACACCTCACTAGCGCCACGCGCACGGATGACGGTTCGGGCCCTGGTATGTGGTCAATGACACTTGAGGAGGCTTGATGCCGTTTGATCTGTCTTCAATCTCACCGAAGCCACGGCGCGTTGATGTGCCTGGTGTAGGCGTCATCATGGTTCGTGAGCCAACTATGGCGGACTACACCCGCGCCGCGGCAGATCCGTACTGGTGGGCGGCTTGTTTGTCCTGCATCGATGGCACGCCATTCGTGCACAACCACGGCGAAATGGCAAACGTCCGCGCAGACATCTGCTCGGCGCTGCTGGAGGAGATCAACCGGGAACGTTTTACGACGCCGCCGAACGGCGGCTCTGGCGAATCGCAGACGGTCAACAGCGCATGAACATGAGCGCACTCATTGCCAAGACCGAACTGACCACCCTTGAGCGGTGCGAGTGGTTGCTTACGGCCCTGGTGTGCAATGCAGTCGGACAGAAGCCACAACGCTGCATTCCGTGGTTGAAGAAGGAGACCTATGGCAGATAAGAGCATGAAGGCTGTCATTCGCGCTGAAGTCGACCCGTCGGGCGTCATTAAGGGCGTGGCGGCCACGAATCGCGAATTGGCTAAGTTGAACAGCAAGACCAGCGCCATTGCTGTTGGTGCATCGTTCAACATGGCTCAGCAGGGATTCCAAATGCTTATGGGTGCATTCCGGATCATGGATCGCCGCATGACCGAGATGGCGCAAATGTCTACGCGATTCTCACCCGAAGCCCAGCGCGGCGTTATGGAAACGCAGATCGCCAAGATCAACCAAGAGATTGAAATGGCAAAGGCGTTTGGGATTGACGTTGCCGGTGCCGAACGCGCTAAACGACAAGGGATCACAGAACAAACACAAAGCGCTATCGGCGGAGCTGGCAGTGGGCAAATAGCGTTTACGGAATCAATGAAACAATCTGGCCAGACTTTATTCGACAAGATGATCGATGGGGTGATTATGACGTTTACCGACCCAGCAAAGAAGTTTAGCACGGCGGGTATCACGGACGCACTTAGTAACTTTGGTTTGGGTTTAGGCACATCCGGGCAAGAGGCAACAAAGGGCATGAGCGACAACCCTCGCCGAGATGAGGAAGTTCTACGCCAAATCCACAGAACATTGAAGGGTGGTTCCTAATGTCATTCACTCTTGTTGAACGCCCGAATAGCCGCAGCTACTCACTTGCGCCGGCGCCAGGTGAATCTACGATCACCATTCAATACTTAATGACGTACAGCAGCGGTAGCGGCATACCATCAGAAGCGCAGATCCTTGCAGCTGCTGGCACGCCACCGAGCAGAATTAGTTCAACAATTTACTCTGGCGACTCGTACCTCAAGACGATGGTCATCCGTGAGGTTGCCATTGAGCCGGTACGGGAGCGGCAGAACGCTTGGATCGTCACGCATCGAGCAAGCACCCGCAACGGATCGCTACTAAGTCAACAAGACGGCACCTACTGCACTTGCACACGCGCTACCGTAATTCGATCCACGGCCATGTATCGAATGGGTGCTACGTTCCCAACAGATGGCACAGTCGCGTTTACAGGCGGAGCAGATATTGCTGGGGACAAAGTCGATACCAACGGTAAGCCAAAGGTCTACGACGTACCGCAGCAATTGGTAACGATTGAAAGCCAGTATGACCGAACGCTCCCGCAAGGATCACCAGCTGCTGAGCCACCATGGGCTACATATACGAGTTATGTCGGCAACCGCAACAGCGCAGTGTTCCTAGGTTTTCCGACTGGAACGTTGCTTTACCAAGGATTCCAGACCGCACCGGAAGACAACTACTACCGGCTAAGCCATACGTTCTTATATGACGCTTGGTTTCATCTCGAGCAAATTCCTATGCCAAATCCAACTGGGGAACCAATTCTCACTAATGGAGTAAGTATTGGAAGTCCACCATTGCCAATTTTGCAAGTGAGGGATGTGGTGTTCCTACAAAGGTTCAACACGCTTTCCGCGTTTAGCGGGATTCTCACAGCAGCAGACCTTACCGCTTTGACCGCTCCTAAACCGCTTGCAATTGCATAATGGCATTCCAGAACCCCATCTTCAACGGGAACTTGTATGGCGGCCTGACACGGTTTGCCATGAACGGTTTCGCACAAACTCAGCGGGTGGCAACTGCCAACGCTGCGGGAATCAAGTTTGCCCAGGCGGAAGCCTTTAACAAGGCGCCTACTAAGTCTGTACTGGTCACCCTAGAGACTGCCACGCTCTACAGCGCCAACCGGTGGACCTACTCAGTGAAGATATTCTTTCCGACTCCAATCGGTGGTGGTGGCATTACGCTGCCAACGAACGACAAGAGCGGCACCTACGCGGCGGCAATCAACCTACGCGAGTATCACAACACTAGCACGCTCGTTGACGGCATGAACATATCGATCGCGCCGGCGGCAACCGTGGGCCCAGTTGGTTCCATCTATGACTCCGGCACGGCCCAATGGCCGACCGGACAACTATCCGCGAAAGTGGAACTACACGTGTGCTATGACAGTAGCGGCGCGGTGTTTGCGTACTTTGATCGCCCCAACCCAATCAGGTGCACCTAATGGCCAATCTCACGCTCGTCACTCCCATTCCGCCGCAAGTCATCTGCAGAGGTGAGGTGTTCGCCGTCTCAATGCACGTCCACGATGACGGCTCGAACTTCAACTGGACAGGCTTCACGCCCGTCGGCAAGATCACCGTTGGCACGGTCACAATCACGGGCACTGGCTCAGTAGTCAACGCTGGCGGCGGCACTGCCACGGTTGCCTGGACTGCCGCGCAAACCCTGACCGTAGACGCCAATGCCTGGGGCACCATCGTGCTCTACGCCGACCCGACATCCAACAGCGAGAACCGACACATCGCGACCATCTTCGCACGCATCACAGCGGAGGCCATCCCGTAATGCTTACCTCAATGTTCCGTAAGGCCATGTCAATGATTGGGGACATTCTGCAAGGTGGTTCCTCATCTAGTGGTAATCCCCCAGACATAGTCACCGGTGGTGGATCTTCACCTACAACCTTCTTTTCAGACATATTTGACGGCGGTTCGTCGTAACACAAAGGAAACAACATGGCAACTATCAGCGCAAACATCTGCATTCGGCGAGACACGGCAGCAAACTGGACGTCCAACAACCCCACACTTTTGACGGGCGAGATGTGTGCCGAAACTGATACCGGGAAGTTTAAGGTCGGCACCGGCACCGTCTGGAATTCCACAAGTTACAGTGGCGGCAGTCAAAACTTCCTTGCACCGGGCACCGGTGCAACAACCCGGACCCTCGACTCCAAGCTTGGCGACACTCTGAGTGTCAAAGACTTCGGGGCGGTTGGTGATGGTTCAACCAATGACACGGCAGCAATTCAGGCCGCGCTTACGGCTGCCGGGGTAACGGGCGGAAATGTATATGTTCCCGGAACGGGTTCGCTTTACAAAATCACCGATCAACTGGTCATCCCAGACAACGTAAATGTTTATGGGGACGGGTACGCGTCGAAGATTCAGCAATTTACCATTTTGAGAAACATCTTCAGCGCCGGGAACGACTGCCAAATCAGTCGTTTGCATTTGAAGATGATTACCAACGCGCCAACGACTACTGGTGGAACTGAAATCTTGAATGTCAATGCGGTCTTTATAAACAACAAGAACAATGTTCTCGTTGAAAATAACTACATCAATTTGATTGACGACCAAATTGGCGTTCAGGTTTGGTACTGCCGACAAGTAACCATCAAGAACAATATTATCTTCGGCGGAAACTGGACTTCATCTACAGGGGTTGGCCCGTCTTGCGGCGACATTGTTGTGCAGGGGAATGATTTAGGCTCCGGACTCAATAACTTTGCCCGCATACTTATTGACGGGAACTTCTGCCTAAGCAATAACTCGCAGGGAATTTCAATCAGCGCGTCCGGAATTCACACGGAGTTCATTGTCACAAACAACGTGATGACGGCGCTAGACCCTAGCACCTGCACGCCGACAGGAACTTGGACTGAATCAGCATTTATAGCCGGGCCTCCCGGGGCTGGGCTGACCCGTCGGCATGGAATCCTATGCGTGTATTTGCAAACGGCTGACAATGCGCCTCGCTCAATCATTTCTAACAACGTCATTAGAAATACCACAACGACTGGCATTTATATTCATAAGCAAATATCCGGCCCGTTGTTGGTTTCTAACAATATCATCAGCAAGACCGGGCAGCTCACTACATTGAACCAATCAGCTCAGGCTGGCATTTGGTGTTCAAGCAACAACGAAAACCTGACCATTTCCAACAACGTAGTTGATGAACAGAAGAACCCCTTTGGTGCGGGGATTATGCTGTACACCAGCGACACGCCGCCAGCGGCCAACACCGGGGCGAAAATCGTTAACAACTACATTACGAATAGCGATGGATATGGAATCCTGATAGGTCACTCCGCAAGAGATATGGTCATCTCTGGAAATACCATTTTCAACTCTGTGGATAGTGATATTAAATACGAAGCGCAGGCTGGGGTAACTAATGCTGGTGGGATGTTTATTAAAAACAACCACATTAAAAGAACCAATTTTAATTTTCCAGCCATATTGATGAACCAACAAAATGCGACAATTCCTTCAACTGTTTGCGAAAATATTGTCATTGGGCATGACAAAACTACCGGAGGAAGTGTTGACTCTGCGGTTCTTCGGTTGAATTGCGGGATTCGGATGGTGTCGGCAAACAGAATCACAAACGTGCATTCAAACACAGTCACAAACTTTAGAGTTGCCATCGCTTCATTCCCATATTTTAGTGCTGCCGATGGGGCGCGTGTTTTCGAGGTCAACTTTGATTTTAATGTGATAACAGATTGCTTGTTTGGTTTTGGACTTGCTGGGCTTTCAACTGCAGTAGTTATTCCAGTTGCTAACACTCGATTCTTAAATGTGACAACAAAATCAGGCGCAGACAACACGATTACAAATAGCGGTGGAGGTAGTGACGTAACCTACATATGTGATAGGAATAACGAGAAATTGTGCGTTTACAACTTGAATGCTGCGCCAAGTGGTGGCACTTGGGTTGTTGGTGATCGCGCGGAATTTACAACCCCAACGGCTGGCGGATCCTTGGGAGCAGTCTGCACAACAGCAGGTGCGCCCGGAACATGGAAGACATTTGGCGCAATTACTGCATAACTTAAATACCTCTCGCCTTTAGTTTGCAATTAAACACATGACCCTCGAAACTAACAATCGTTTATTCAAATGATTTACCTCGCGCTATTCATCGCCCTCATCCTGAGCAGCGGGTGTGCATCGAGCACGGCGGCTATCTCACAAGCAGCCAGTAGCACGCGAGATGCGGTGCTGGCTGCTCAAGTTCACCTGGCGGAGGCAAACAAAGAGCTACAACAAATAGCGCTGAATTGTCAGCGGATCAACGAATCCATCCCCTACGTTTCAGATGATGTTCCCGCGATTTACTCAACCATGCAGTACGTCTCAATTGCAGTGGTGGCCGCTGTGATCGGAGCACTTATCTACACCTACATACCACGAGGCCGCTGATGCTTACAACCGCACAATACACGACATGGCTCTTAGGACTCGTAATTCTCACCTTCGCTGCCGGGTGCAGTGTTGGTTCAACCTTCCGTCGCACCCGCATTTCCACAAAGGCTTCCAATGCTCAACCTCGCAAGCGCTGAATCGTTCCTTGGCAGTATCTTCTTTGCAACTACGCTCGGGCTCATTGGTGCCTTGGCCGGTTACTTTTGGTGCAGGAGTAAGGGCACCAAATGAGCCGACGGCGCTGTTGTTGCGGTGGGTCAAACTTATTTTGTTCTTGTCCTACAAACGCAAGCGGTTACGTTGGCACTGCGTGCCAATGCACTTTCCTCAATTGCGATAACCCACCAGCAGGGCTCGCGGGTTGTTGCACGCAAGTCTTTACCATTTCGGCTACTTGCAGTGGTATGCTTTATGCGCAAAATGCCCATTGCGTTTTTAACGCGGGCGACAGTACTACTGTCGCAATGATCCCAGACATATGGGCTCCGGCAACTCCAGCAGCTTGTAATGTTTGTGCGGGACTTGGGCCTTGTACTACAGGTTCAACCGCAAACGATTTTACGTCTTTCCAAACAAACTACCCGTGCCGTTCGTTTCCTATTACTCCGTACATGATTAACCGGTGGATGGCAACGCCTACCAATTGCACTTTCACAGGGCCAATTCCTTGGGCGCAAAGGTACGCACCAAACGTTTGCCTGGATGCAAACTTTTGTTGGGTGAATGCTTATATGGAATCATTTGTTCCGACTTTGTATCACGGAACATATAACGCCACATTTAAATGGCAAGTCATTGGCACGAACCTTCGACGCTTGACGGTTTGCAACTCATCAAACTACAACTCGGTCAACATCACCAAATTGTCGGCTTCGTCCAATTGCGGTATGGATATCACTTCGTTTGAAGTTGTCTGCAAAACGATTGACGGCCAGGCGTATTTCATTGTGCAGTTGGCTTGGACACCTTTGATGAACGTCACATTGACGGGCCCTAGCTTTGGCGGCAACTCGTGCTCCGGGCCGACACCGCCTTCTGCAATCAATCAATCTAACTTAACGTATGGCACTGGTTTTACGACTGGCGGATTTGGGCCTATTGGTTGTGGAAGTGTTCCGATTGCGACCGTGTTTATTCGATATCGGATTGCGGTGGGCGCTCCGGGAGATCAACCATGCGGTATTCGCCCTGGCACTTACGCACCATACGAAATTTTTGACCCTAGCAATAATTTCCACATCTCAACTTTAGGGGCGTTTCCATCGCTAACCGTGTCATGATTATTAACATCAATTACGTCTTTGGCGAATCTGCACGCACCCGATGCTTTGAAATCAAGGCTGATGGAGAATTGTCTCTTGTTGAATGCCCTAGTTTTGAGCCTAAGCAATTTGATGCAGTCGTCAGCCCGTTACGGGTTGGGCTTGGCGACGTAATAGCCGGTGCGACCACTGCCGTCGGTATCCAACCTTGCGGCGGGTGCAAAAAGCGCCAAGCAGCGCTGAATAAGGCCACGCCAGGGTGGCTTTCTAAAATTCTGTTGCGAAGTTCCCAACTGGTCGATAGACTCAAAGCACGCGTATGGAAGCGCTAACGGGAGCCACGATGGCTCCGAGCGTCGCCAGCGCAATGCTTTGAGAGGAGCATTTATGGTTGATCTACTGCTAGTTTTATCGGGGTGTTTCGGCATGGGCGTCTTTATGCTCATGCTGCTTGACCCATCGCACGAATCCTGCAAGCAGGAGGTGCGCAAGTGAACGAACTTACCACCACTGAAATCAACCCTGGGGCGATCGTCAAACGCAACGAGGAGGTATGCCGCATCGTCGGGCCCATCGTCCGTGCGAAGTACACGCAAGTCATCCAAGGTCGCAACTACCTCACCGTGCAGGGCGCCCAGGCGATCGCCTCGTCGCTCGGCTACACAAGTGGCACCGCCAGTCTCCGGCACGTCGAACCGACGGAAAGCGTCGCCGGGTACTGGGAAGCGACTTGCACGGTGTTGTTGAATGGCGTCATCGTGGGCTCGGGCATTGGCTCGGTCTTCGATGACGAGCGCCCGTGGAACACCCGGCCACAGTTCGCACGCCAGATGATGGCGCAGACCCGCGCTACTGGCCGTGCGCTCAAGGGCGTCATGGGGTGGGCGTTCGCAGCGCTTGACTACGAGGGCAGCATCGCCGAGGAGATGCCCGAGGAAGCCACTAGGATGCCTCAGGAGGCGCCCGCGCCTCGCAAGGCACTCGCTGCGCCATCCAAGGCGTCGAAGCCCGCTCCGGTCAAGCCTGAGCCTAAAGGCGATCGCCTCCAAGTACGCGGCATTTGTGTCGGAGTTGACCCAAAGACGGCAAAGTCGGGCAAGGAATATTGGCGCGTAGGTCTTGAGGCCAACGGCGTCGAGTGGTTCACGTCGTTCTCAGCGGTCGATCCGGACATCATCGGCAAGTTGATCGCTTTGCAGCTCAAGCCCTGGCAGGATGGATTCTTGATCGTCGACGTCCAGGTGGTGGTTGAAGAGGAGGTGCCGTTTTGACCCGTCCACAACCATCGGAAGTGTGGCGCTGCGGAGCGCTTGATGGCGTCCAAAAGTTGGTGCTTTTGGCGCTGTTGGACTACGGACGCCTTGCGTACCCTCGCCAGGCAGTGCTGGCCGCCAAGTGCGGCATCAGTCGCTCGACGTGCCAACGCGCCCTGGAGCAACTACGCGCAAGTGGTGTCTTGACAACGAGTAGCCGCGGCAAGGCGCTCGTCTATCACATTAACCTCACGGGAGAGGATCGGCGTCAAGATGATGCATCACGAAGCATCAATATGACGCAGGAGATGCATCAATATGACGCATCTAGCGGCGTCAAGATGACGCAGGGATCGGAACTAGTCCATTTAACTAGTCCACCTAACCAAGCAAACGCTAACGCGTTTAGCGGGTGGGAGGTTCAATCTGACATGGCAAACCGGATCAGGCAGAGAGACCCAAGAGCCGACCTTAAGAGCCAGTGTTCGGTCTGCCGGCGTGTCCTGGTCTCGCACGGTCTGAGTGACCGTGACGCACTGGGCGCTTGGCGCTTGCTGTTGGAGCATTGGGCCCGTAGCGGCAACGATGCGTACTCGACATTGAAACACCACACCGAGAACTTGGGCGGCGCAAGAGACGTTGCCAAGGTTGTCCTACACCGATTGCAGGGAGTCGCATGAGCAAATTGCGAGTTTTAGTCGCATGTGAATGCAGCGGAGCAGTTCGTGATGCGTTTACAAATCTTGGACACTTTGCAATGTCGTGCGATCTTAAAGAATCAGAAAGGCCAGGCAATCATTACACCGGAAGTGTGTTTAATGTTATTGAGGATGGATGGGACGTGATGATCGCGCATCCACCATGCACACATTTATGCTCGGCTGGCGCAAGGCACTTTAAACGCAAGCGAGAAAGCGGCGTACAAATGCAAGCAATTAAGTTTGTGCAGCAACTTATGGCAGCACCCATTAAACATATTGCCATTGAAAACCCGGTAGGTGTTATTTCGTCATTGATACGTAAACCCGATCAAATCATTCACCCTTGGCAATTTGGACACGAAGCAGAAAAAACTACTTGTTTATGGTTAAAAAACCTACCAAAATTAGTGCCAACTAACGTTGTTTCAAAAGGTGAATTCGTGACATTTCCAAGTGGAAAAAGAATGGCAAAGTGGTACGCGGATGCTTCGTGGCTTCCAGCAGAAGAACGTAGCACCGTCCGAAGTAGGACATTTATAGGAATTGCAAATGCGATGGCAAATCAATGGCCTCACCAAATTGCTCATAAAGGAGTCGCATGACACAGCCACAGAGCCTTGAAGATCAGATCCTTCAGCAAGTGCTTGTCATACAGGCGCTACGCCTACGCATTGCACGCATGGAGTCGATTTACACGACGCCACGGTCTGTTAAATCCACTGGGCAGAATGGAACAACCGAGGACACGCGCCACCAGCGTGACACTATCGAGGAATACGGGCCTATCACGCCACGTTGTGTCACGGATCAGGAAGTCGACCAAGCGGAAGATGACGGGGCATGACCAATTCACGCACGAAGGGAAAGAACGGCGAGCTCGACGCTTGTAGAGCGTTAGGCAAGTTGTTTCCGTTCACCTGGGAGCGCACGGCCCAGCGTTATGGCAAGGGGAAAGCCGACATAGAGGCACAGTGCGATTGGAAGATCCACGTTGAAGTAAAGCGCAGGAAATCAGGCTATTCGTACGTGTATGGGCGTCTTTTAAATGACCACCTTATCGTGAGTGGGAGCCTGCTGATTTGCCGGCTAAGCAAACTACGCACCGTAATGGACGATGGCGTATGTCTGCCTAATGTTGCACCTCGTTGCGCTGGTCTTGAAGATGCCATGTTGCAAGCACGTACTGATGCACGTGTAGGGTGGTTACCCATTGTTCTTGCAAGGCAGGACGATGAAGAGTGGCTATTAGCGTGGAGGGAAGAGGTAGATACGCGACTCATGGAAGAGGTACGCAAATGGCTAGATGGAAGTACAAAGCCGATCTAGGCAAGACGTTCAACTATGCACACACATCACGTTCACGTGGTGGTACATGGACACGCATAGCACGTGAGCACAAGGCAGTGCATATGTGCTGTGCACATTGCGGTGGTGTTGCTGACCTTGAGACCGACCACATCGTTCCATTGCATCGTGGTGGTACTAACGAATGGAAAAATTTGCAGTCGCTGTGCGTGTCATGTCACCAGCACAAATCAAAGCGGGAAATTTGAGTACCCCCCGTCATAGGGCCGAGCCCCCCCGTACCCGTAAGGCAC